GGCCTGCTAGACAAGGAAGTTCGTGATCGGAGGGATGTATCCCAACAGATCAAGATATCAGTGGAAGAAGCGAGACCAGAAATGGATGAGCTCTTCCGGGAGATATATGTCAAGAGTGAGAGGGATAGACGCCCTGGTGAAGAGAACCCACTGCACCAAGACTTCCCAAAAGATTTCTACCCCAACAGGGTTCAGCTCACACCCGGAGGTTCCGCCTACACACTCAACGGGCGGATGCTGGAGGCGAGGAGGACACTGAAGGCAAACGGCGTTGACAACCTCACGAAGGCGCAGCTTATGGCAGCCCTACCAGACGATCTCACTTTTGAAGAGCTCATGAACACCCCTTGCCGCGTAGTTGCCCAATCGTCTTTCAAATTCGAGTGGGGCAAGGTACGACCACTATTCGCAGCACCAACTGAGCACTGGGTAGTTGCTGCTCTCGGGCTAGGAAACATCGAAGAGTACTTGCCGGACGATTGCCCGATTGGCAAGGCAGCGGACGCTCACAGAGTGTGCGCCAAAGTGATGAGAATGACTCAGCGAGGCGTGACGAACTGTATTGACGCTGCGAACTTTAACATCTTACATGATCACAAGCTCACCAGAGAGATTTGCCTCTCAGCCCTAAGCGTGCTGGGGCCAGTGTTGTCCGAAGACCAGCGCCGTGCACTCAAGTGGCTAGCTGACGCAGAAATGAAGCAATACATCTTGATCAGGGCTGGTGACATATCACCAGAATTGGAGGCGGAGGGTAGAGCGTATGGCTGGATCACTGATGAAGTTGGTGAAGATGGCAAAACTATTACCTTGGCTCACGTATTAGGAGGCATGTTCTCAGGTGTGCGCTTCACAATGTTGTACAACACTATACTTAACAGGGTGTACTATAGAGTGGCGCAAAAGCGTGCTGGTATCAAGACAGAAGCACTGCACTCAGGTGATGATGTGCTAGCTGTGTTCAAGAGCTACCTGGATGCCTACAAGCTTAAAGTGGCATTCAAGGCCATCAATTACACGCTGCAATTATCCAAGTGCTTCATGGATGGAGTGCGTGAGTTCCTACGCATATCACACAAAAACGCCAACACGTCACAATACATGGCGAGATCTTGCGCCACAGCAGTGCACGGTCGAATAGAAAGTCCTTCGCCAACGGACTTCATATCGTACGCGGGTTCACTACTACGTAGAGGCGCTGAACTGATTGTACGACATGCCAACCGGAGGCTCGTGCTAGACATGGTCAAGATGCAGACAGGGGCAGCTTGCGCTAGGTGGGGGATAGCCACGCACACGTGGGACGCATTCCTATGCCTACCAAACGTATTCGGAGGTGCGGCTCCACGTGGTACGGGCAGTAGCACATGGGCAGGTTACCACATACAGCGCACTGCGGCCACCAAAGGCTCAGTCGTTAAATATCTCGCCACTCTACCTGGCGTCAAGAAGGCAGCGCAGGCTATATGTGATGGTCTGCGAATACGTAAGTACCACAACCGCGCTCAGCAGGCTGTCGGGGCAGCTATCGCGCCAAAGGGAGTGGTCATGAATTATGGCATGATAGTGAGGTGGATGACGAGCAAGCACATGACAGCGTTAGAGAAGGTCGTCGGAAAACTATCATATCTTAAACAAGGCAGGGATTACATCCTGGCTAAGTCTGCAGGTCTGTTCAACGCACTAGCACTTAACGATAATCATTGGGGAAACCTGACTGGGCACTTCACCGACATACCTTCTCAGTGGCACCCGCTGGCTCTCGAGCTGGCACTAAGACGACCAGAAGAGTGTAAGGCAGCCTTCGCGAACAAAGTGCACGAGCTGGACTCGGCGCTCAATAATGAGATGACCATTATGGAAGTGTGCAATACCGTCCGAGAGATAGCGAAAGGGGCCTGTATACAACCTTTTCCATGGAAGTTGACCAAAACGTGGTAAACCACTTTGCACTGACTTCACTGAGCAGTGCAAATAACAAGTGGGTGCTTGGCTGCGCGACCAAGGCCGGTGACCACCATATGGTAGCGCAACAACCATGGTACGCCAACGCACACATTAGGCGTATCTGACAATAGACGGTTTCAACCGCAGAACCACAACTCTGTGGATCCTGAC